AGAATATATATATACATACAAGCGCGGTTTTAATAAACCTCGGGTCAAAAGGCGCAGAATTGCGCCATGTTGTGCGTGTAATAGATGCGTTGATGAATTGTGAGTAAGTGACTATCCCCTGACGGGTATTGATAAATGATTTCCCCCGCGAATAAATAAATAAATCGGGCAGACTTATACCATGACCAAGACCCAAGCCCTTACCATTTCGCCCCGCGTGTCTGGTCAGACTTAGACTCATTCGGCTAACCGAACAGGCTCCCGCGCCCGCGCCCGCCCGAATGGTCACCCGCCACGCTCAGAATCTATGACCATTTCATGACCACCAAATGACCACCTTACTTCCCAAAAACTTCCAAAGACGCTACACTTAAGCCATACCGAACAACCCGTTCGGCTAACCGAACAGAAAAGGAAATACCCAAATGACAAAAGCAACAACAGCAAAGAAGTCAGCATCAACAGTAACAATTAAGGCTCCAAAACTAGTCAGCGCATGGAATGAAGTTTGCTCAACTTCTGCAAAGAGTGAGAGCGAAATCGTGAAGGCTATCGAAAACCTAAGCGCAACCATGAAGTTAGAGTCTCGCTTGACAGTGGCGGAACAAAAGAAGTTCATCAAGGGCTTGGAAGATGGCGGGAAAGTATCCTCTTTCATCAAATCTTCTCACGCTCCCGCGCTTCTTACATGGTCAAAGTTGCGCTCACTTCATGCAGACTTCCGCGCCCTTCCAATCGCCAAGCAACTATCAACCGCGAGCGCGTCTTATGACCTACTAGGCGCAGGAAATGGCGAGCAAATCAAAACCCTAGATGCGCTCACCAAAGAAATCGCAACAGTGCGCAAGGCTAAGAATGACAAGAGCGCAAAGGCTCCAAAGAGTGAGAAGTCTGCAAAGGCTCCAAAGGATACCCTAGCCGAAATTCTCGCTTACTTCACCGCGCTAGATTTCGCGGGGTTAAGCGAGACCCAGCAAGACCAAATCGCGGAAATCAATGCCGTGTTAGAAGGTAAGATGATAAACGCATAAGCGAAAGAGAATAGCCCCCGCGAAAGCGGGGGTTATTTTTTTGTCCAAAAATTTTCCGACACAAACCAACACAAACCGAATGGGGCGATTGGCGACAGAGACCGAGCCACGCAAAAAACTTTTTCCGACACAAACTTGCGAGCGACTGGCGACAGACACCGACCTGCGCCAACAACCTTTCAGCGTTCGGCTAACCGAATGGTGATTGACAGGAATTTCTTGATAGTGTAGACTAGTGTCTATCAGCAAGAGTTATACTTACTGATAACCGACAATGGTTGTTCGGTTAACCGAATAGAAAGTGAGAACGAAATGCTAAACCCAGATGAGTTAATCGCTCACCTAGAAGTACAGACCAACATCTTAAATGAGAAGCGCAGGGAACGTGAGATTTATGAGCGCGGTGTTCAGGCTATGCAACAGGCTGACAGTGTTGCTCGCGTTTGACCGAAACTTCTTTTCATGTTAGACTAAAGACCTTAGCGGATAGCCTTGCCTGAATTTGGGCAGGTTGAGGCTGGTGGCTTACTCTGGTGATTGTGGGCGCAGGTTCGATTCCTGCGGTAAGCGCGTGATAGTAAATTGCTATCGCTTGTTCGGTTAGCCGAACAGTATCGAAAGGTTATCTTATGGAACTGTTTAACTTAGAAGTAAGCAAGTGGGGCATTGACCTACAGACTTACTTTGGTGATGTGTACTTGTATCACCGAGCATGGCTTACCGCACTTGGCATTATCGTAGTGCTTCGCCTTGCTAAGCGAATTCGTGAGGTGTGGTAATGTACCCAAGCGCAGACGAACTCGTATCCAACGGAATTTCCGACACAAATTTATGGGAGTCCCGCCTAGATTATCAACTTGTCCAAGAGATACTTGGGCATAGCCTATCGCCAGCAGAATGGAGCGACTTAGTAGATGCGCTCAATGATGTCGTGTTCGAGACAGTTATGAGTTTCCAGAAATGATTACTGTCACATTTACTGATGCTGAGGTGAACCTTGTGCGACAAGCATTAAGGGCTGAGCATGACCGCATGGTAAAGCAAGGGTATGCAGGACTGGCTAAAGTCGTGGAAAGTGCCAGAGATACCCTAGCCAATGCCATAATTGACAAAAACTTAGTCAAGGGCTAGACTAGTGCTATTGCAAATCGCAATGGTTCAGTGTGTTCGGTTAAACGAACAGGAAAGGTAATCAAATGTCAGATGTAGATGATAAAGTAACATCAGAATGTTCGGTGTGTAGTACCGACATCAATGTTGATGATGTCATTCATACAGAGTATGACAGTATAGTGTGTGACGATTGCGTGCAGATTTGCCAGCGTTGCGACTCTATTGGCTCAGTCAATGATGATTTTCATACAGTAGATGACGACTATACATGGTGTGAGTCGTGTGTCTCTCGTCGTGCCTATTGGTGCGATAATTGCGAGGGGTATAACTCAAATGGTACATCTCATGTATCAGACCGAGGTGAGCAATGGTGTCAAGATTGTACTGACACAGGTGCTTACTGGTGTGATGACTGTGATGAATACAATGCAGATGGTTGCGATAGATGTATCAATGAAGGCTCACGCCTTATTCATGATTACTCCTATCGTCCTGATGCTATCTTCCATAGTACCGACAAGAATGAGCGATTGTTCTTCGGTATTGAGATAGAAGTAGAGGCAAAGGACGACCTTCGTGCATCTGCTGAGTATGCACATCAACTAGAGTCCATGGACTTAGCCTATCTTAAGCATGATGGCTCGCTTAATAACGGGTTCGAGATAGTCACGCACCCGATGTCGCACGACTTCTTTAAGAATCAGGCTAGTGATTTCTTTGCAGTTATAGAAGGTCTGCGCACTCAGTCAGGCATACGCGTTAAGTCATGGGATACCAAGACTTGTGGCTTACACATCCACATCTCACGCACTGGGTTTAGTAGTGGCGCACACATGCACCGCTTCCTCAACCTTGTCTATTCTAACCCTGACTTATACTCAACCCTAGCAGGTCGGACATCTGACCAATGGGCTAAGTTCACTGACATCATCAAGCGTGAGTACAAGCGTGATGCTAATGGTGAGCGTATCTATCATGATGATGGTACAGGTTACGAGATTGAGACCAAGCGTACCTTCATGCACAAGTTGAACAATGACCGCAACTCAGACCGATACTCAGCGGTTAATACCAACAACCGCGAGACACTAGAGATGCGTATCTTCCGAGGTACTGTCAATGGTGAAACTATCAAAGCACACTTAGACTTAGCGCACGCCAGCGTTGAGTACACCCGAACCCTTACTGTCCAAGATGTACTGCAAGGTGCATTGAGTGCAGATAACTTCATGTGGTATGTATTCCAGCATGAACACCTATACCCAGAACTATCAGCCCGTCTTGATAAACTAATAACTAGCGTTCGGTTAACCGAACAGAATGTGAGCATCTAATATGTGCCTCCTCGTTGTAGCCTCGCCCAATTCCACGCCTCGTAAGAAGGACTTGGAATGTGCATCATGTAACAACCCGCATGGCTTCGGCTTTGCAGTAATCACGCCCAATGGCATTGTCACTGGTCGTGGTATGTCCAGCAAGAAAGTAATCAAGCAATTCCTAGAAGTACGCAAGCAGTATCCAGGTAGTTATGCTATGTTCCATGCTCGCTATGCTACGCATGGTGTCAAGAATGATGACAACTGTCACCCATTCCGAGTGCCTAACACTCACGATACATACCTAGCACATAATGGTATCCTTGATATCAAAATCGGTGCTGGCGACCGCAGAAGTGACACGCGTATCTTTGCAGAGGATACCTTGCCTGCTATGGGTGGTGTCACTGCACTAGATGATGACCATGTGTGGACTATGGTCAGCAAGTGGGCAACAGGTAGCAAGATTGCTATCTTTACCCTCGACCCTGATGCTAAGGATACTTGTTACATTGTCAATGAGAACCTTGGTCATTGGGATAATGAGGGCATGTGGTGGTCTAACTCTACCTACAAGCAATCTACATGGGGTAATTACTTGGACACGCCCAGTAAATCTTCAATGCTTGCGCTCAATGATAGTGGCTATGATGAAGAAGCCGACATCACCTGCGCTCATTGCATGACTATCAACTTTCAGAGTGAGAATGCTAATCCGTACTATTGCGAGATGTGCTTTACTTGCTATGACTGCGATGGTATGTACCAAGATACATGCCTATGCTGGACACCTGAATCAGACCGCTACGCATACAACAAAAAAGGAAAGGTAGGTTACTACAATGATTACTTCGGATTCTAATGTTCGGTTAACCGAACAGATAGAGGTAACTACTCCCCTGTTTGGTCAGTGGGTGTCGGGGTGGATAACTTCGACACAAACTGATTCGCATGGGGTAGTATTTTACGGACCATTCGGCACCAAAAGAGAAGCAATAGAATGGGCAAAAAACTTAATCAACGCGGTGGTAGAACCTATCTATCACCCTTCACACAACGCAGGATAGGAGTGACATGACTACAGAACAAAAGGAACAGTTGCGGGAAGTCCTAATAGACTACTTGCAAGTACTTACAAGCACGCCATCTATGTACATTTCTAAGCATGAGAGTGTACATAACCAACGAATAGCACAAGTCCGATTACTATTAAGAGAGGTGGCATAGTGAGAACAGTAGAAGAAATTAAGGAAGTCATTGATGATGTACTGGCTGGTATTGTGACAGATGAGGATACCTATGATGCGGGGTATGACATAGGTTATCTCAATGCACTTAACTGGGTGTTAGGTTCAGATGAATGAGCGGACCTTATGTACGAGCGTACTGCGACGATTGCGACCAATATGTAGAGAAGTTCTGCGATGATTGTGGTTTATGCATTGATTGCGGAGATTGTGAGGGAGAGGTATGAGTTACGAACCACCATTGAACGATGATGTATTCGAGATAGATGATGATGAGTATGATGAACTTGATGAGGATACACTTGACGACCTAGTAGACTACGACGGGGAACCAGATAGGATGTGGGGAGATGATTAGCCAACTACAAGGGCTGTGTACTAACGACGAGAACCCTGATGCATGGTTTCCAACTGTGCCTAATGGTGGCAGACCTGACACTATTCTAAGGCGAATGGTGCCAGAGATTAAGTATGCCATGAATATGTGCGCTAGGTGTCCTATACGGGAGAAGTGTCTTGAGGAAGGCATGAAGCCTGAGAACCTAGCGTATGGTATCTGGGGTGGTATACTTGCTGGTCAAAGAATAGCAATGGCTAAGGAACGAGGGCTTGACTATCGCGTTGACCCTTACAATACAGGGCGAAAGGTTCGCTCTAGATATAGTGATGAAGTAGGTCCAAGTCGCAAGGTTACTTCTGATGAAGAAGAAGCAGCGGTTATGTTTGCAACTAGGATTAGACCCTACTTGGAAGGTGTAGTATGACTAAGAAACTGATTATATTACTTGTCGTAGCACTAGTGTTGTTTCTGTTTACTCGTTCGGTTAGCCGAACAGAGGAGAACGCTACAATACCAACAAGAGAATGGTTAGTCGAGGACAGTAAGGCTTACGCTCAAGATGTAGTACTTGCTTGGGCTGCAAATCAGTACGAGTGCTTAGATAAACTATGGACGCAGGAATCCAACTGGCGTTCAGAAGCATACAACAAAGTAAAAGTAATGGGCAAGAATGCTGGGGGTATACCGCAGATACTAGGGCTAGACCCTAAGACTCCTGCTACATTACAGATTGACAGAGGCTTCGCCTATATCATGCACAGATATGGTACGCCTTGTATGGCATGGAAGTTTCATGAACGGAAAGGTTGGTACTAATGGCTAGTTATGATTACAAGTGTGACGCTGACTCAGAGGTTATCACTATCACCAGAGGTATGACAGAGGATGAAATCATACCTTACTGTGACAAGTGTAATGAACCTATGTCAAGGTTATACTCAGCACCACCAGTTAAGTTCAATGGAACTGGCTTCTATTCTACAGGAGGGTAAATGACCGATGAAGAGATGCAGAAACTACAAGAACAAATTGTCCAAGGTATCGAAGAATACTTTGATACTTACGACTGGGACAAGGCGTTCCAAAAATACTTGGACAATCAATGACAAAAGAATACATAACTAAAGCACACTATCCGCACTATCCAGAGGAGGAGTCTATGAAAGACAGTAACTGGGACTTAGATTACAGGGCAGGAATGGAAGGTGAAAGCAAGGTTGCCGACTTGCTTCACATAGATACAGTAGAAGTTAAAACAGACAAGCGTTGGGTAGAGACAGGCAACCTCTACATTGAGACAGAGTGTTACTATCAGAACGAAGATGCTTGGAAGCCATCTGGCATCAGGGTAAGTCAGGCTACGCATTGGGGATTCGTACTAGAGGACTCGGTACTTATAGTTCCACTGCATAGACTCAAAGAAATTGTATGGGAAAGTGGACGACCTATCACATGTAATATCCCCCCAAATCCATCGAGGGGATATCTCATTACGCCAGGTGCGTTAATGGAACATGTGCGTACTGCAAGGACAAGAGAGATACAAGAGTTCAATGCTTATGAAGATAGCAGGTTGCATGGATAGGGATTTACTCGTCGGTCTCTGGTTCTTCCTTACCATTATCTTCATTGCTACTATTGTCTTCCCTAACCTCGCTCGACTCGTCCTTATCTAGGAATGGACGGAATCCGCCAAGCCTAGTGATGAGCCTTTTAATGGCACGATTGTGGCGCATACGCGCTGCATCATCACTAGGTAAGGCGAGTTCTTCTGCAATAGCAGAATTACTTAATGAGTTTGCATACTTGTGATAGAGAATATGTCTATCCTCTGTAGATAGTTTCAGATATGCAGCCTTAATCTCAGCCATCATAGCCATCATATTGCCACCCTCTGCTGGCGCAGAAGGCTTGCCAGGCATACCCAAGTTAAGCACTGGTGCCTCTGTGATATCTCCGCGCAACACCGCTGGCAGGATAGCCTCAACTACTGCTGGCTCATAGTAGAATAAATCTGATGGCTCATAGCCTAATGACTTTGCTTTCCAGTATAGACAGTAGTCTAATGCTTGATTGCGTAGTGAACGATACAGTAGGTTCTGCGTAGACTTCTTTGAGAAGCCTTCCCATTCAGTTAACTTCTTAGGGTGCGACACAAACCATTCGTAGAGCGACTGCTTAATATCATCGCGGTCGACCATTGAAAACTTTTTATTATATTCGTCAGCGACATGGGATACGATATACTCCCACGGCTTAATGCGTTCCCAGTTCATCGACCCCACACTTTACCTTCTACAATGAACGAGCCATCTTTAGCAATTGGAATAGTAACTGGAACCACAGTCTTACCATCAACATACAACATACCGAAGCCTTGTTGCCATGTGAATAGTCCACCCTTAATATACTTTGCTTCCTTATATTTCATAAGGTTGCCCACTTCCATACCCCATACAGTTTGAGGTGTGGAGTTTCCATACGATTGAGTATGATGTGATAGACCCATTCTGTGCGTATGACCGCAGACAACGGACTTACCTGTACGCATCGCTAAACCTAATGCGGTGAGTCCTCCGATTGACTTCATCGAACCTTCATCACCATGCATAAGTAACCAGTTAGGTGCTAACTCATAAGGCTTTTCATGGTATGTGGCACCAATATCTGGTAGGCGTAGGAACTGTGGAAGGTCCAACTCGGGTAGCCCAAGTAACCCAGGAGCACGCATCATAACCGTGTTATACAAACGGTCCGTGTGGTTTGACCGAATGATATGCTTGACCTTGAGAGACTCGAGTACCCGAGTTGTTTCGTCCCTATCCCGTCCGATAGAGCGTTCATACTCTAAAGGAGTTCCCTTTGACCATTTAGAAATAGTCTGCATATCCATTTCATCTCCAACGGATACTACTTCGGTTGGCTTGTAAGCCTTGATAAAAGCAGCAAGGTTAGCGACGGCACGCTTATCGTGATAAGGAATTTGCAAATCGGACACACAGACTATAGTTTTCATGGCTTCTTTTTAACCGCCTTCTTGGTAGTTTTCTTGACAACCTTCTTAGTCGCACGTCGCTTGTTCTCAAGCGCAACGTTGTCCTTCTTCTTTAGGACACGAAGATTCTCAATGCGGTCATCTCCTGCTCTGCCCTTGTTATTCTTATGGTCTACTTCCGAGTCCCTCGGGAGGGTTTTACCCGTTGCTTTCTCATAATCATGGCGAGCCTTATTCGTAGACGTAGTGGTAGTAGTGCCGTCTTTTTTCTTACGCTTAAAAACATAGATTGGTCTCCCACCGTTTTGCTTGCTTCCTTTGTATGGTCCGAATATCTTCATTCGTTATCCCACTGTCCTCTCAGTACTAGCAACCCGATGATTGCATAGTTTGCCATATCTTTGAACGAGTCCTCAAGTGACTCATGTTCTGGGTCAGCACCGCTATCAACTAAGTTGTTGATACGTGCTAACTTGTCATGCATACGTACTCGTAGTCCATTGATAGCACCGCCAGGGGCTAGTGATATATTCTTTGGACCATAGTCACGATGCTTGCTAAGCAATAGTTCTGACAACTCATTGGTTGTATTGCTTAGGTGTGTCTCTAGGTGTAACTCACGCTTGATGCTCACTTGTCCTCCTCTAGTAGTTCTTTTAATTCATCATCTATTTCAGACATGTGTTCATGTATAATTGCATCTTCTACTAACTTCTTCATAAGACCTACATTAGTTTCCGCTGCATACAATGTGCCGTAGGTTAACTGAGTAATGGTACGTACTTCCTCTGGGTTGTCAGCACTATCAAACAGTTGGCGTAGCATACTACCCACTAATAACCTGTATCCATTAGGTAAGATTATTTCTGGATTGAATTCTTCTTCTCCATTATCTTCGATAAGATGGTCGGTTGCATCAAAGATATTGTCGAACTGTTGTCCGCATATACCGCAAGGTGGAATCTCAATCAATGTTCAACCCCATCTTTTCTTTAATAAATCCTGCACCATACTTGATGTACGCTGAGTTGACATCTTCCCCATCACCGAAGGTAACAGTGGTAACTGGTAGTTCACGCGATAGGCTTGCTGCAAACTCTCTTCCTGGAGCATCGCCGTCAGCGAAGACGAAGATGCGCTCGAAGTCTGCAAGTAATCTTGTATAATGTTTCTTCCAAGAGTTTGCTCCAGGAACGCCAACGCATGGAATCCCAACCAACTTCGACATAGTAAGTGTATCAAGTTCGCCTTCACAGACCCCAATCCAATCGCCAGCATACTCAATGTCAAGTACGTTATACATCCGAGTATCAACACCGACCATACCCATATACTTCGGTTCAACGGCAGGATTAAGAGAGCGAAAACGCAAGTCAACCACGCCAGTCTTCGTAATATACGGAATACTGAGCCTTCCTGCGTACTGTTCATGTCCAGGTTCAGGCTCCTCTACTACGCCTAATCGCGCCAGACGCGCTACTTCCCTTGTTATTCCCCTGCTTGCTAGGTAATCTTCCGCCAGAGAGATGCTTCCCGCGTACTTGCTGGTGGCTCTCCCCAGTAATTCCTTCTGCGATAGACTTTGCTTCACGTATATCACACCCTTCTTTCTTAGCAATTATTTGAATGCTATTGCCTTGCATACCACACGCGAAGCAATTAAATATATTCTGTCTTGTATTGAAACTTGCACTTGCATGACTATCATTATGGAACGGACACTTGATGTTGACTTGACCAGAAGTACGTGTAATGTTGGCACCGTAGTGCTTCAACACCGATACTATGTCTGGTAAGTCATCCACCAAATACATCGCCCAACCTTAATACTAGATATGAATCTGCTATTGACTTGCCTCTTGCTTTGATTAGTACCGCTGGTAAGACTTCGCCTTTATCAAGTCCTCTTGCTTCCGCGTAGTGAACTGCCTCGAGTTGGGCTTCTTTGGTCCAACCACTAAGGTCAATGGCGTTGCCTGCACCTGGCGCTTTACATTCGATAACGCCAATGCTTCCAAGGAAATCTTTGCGGACAACAACGTCGCCCTCATCTTTCGCACCTGTTCGAGCAAGTCGTTCACTATCGTATCCATTTGCTCTAAACCAGTCTCGGATGTCGGTTTCATACGTCGCACCTCTAGCCTTGTGACTCTTCCTTGTTGTCATTCTCATCCTCAAAGTTAGGTAGTTCTAGATTCTCAATTGAACTGCGTAGTGATTCCTCGAACTTAGATGTGATTGCATCTGCTGCATCCTGCCATCCCTGTACGTATGCTTCCTGCTTCATAATCTTTAGTGTCTTTTCCATTAACATAACCTCTCCTAAACATTCTCTGGTATATCATCGATGTACATATATTCTGGGTTAAACGCAAGCCATGTCATGAGCGTTCCGTTTGCGTCTGCTCGTCCATAGCGATTCTTGACTGATGCAACGCCCATTGATGTGCCAACAGTTCCAAGTGTACATATAAGCGCAGGGAGTTGAGAGACTTTTCCTTGGATAGCACTTCGCGGTTGACAAGGATTCCCTGGAACTGCCTCCGAAGTGTGGTGTAGTACAACAATCGCTGCATTAGTTGCTCTCGCAAGATACT